CCTAAAGAGATAGCAGTTTATAAAAAAATGATAGGCTGTAATCGACCGTTTATTTCAACTACTAATTCTTTACATGGCTTAATTGTTAAGGATAGCAAAACGCAAGTAGGTAAATCTGTGCAAAATTGGCCTTTAGTATTTGGAGTTTTTAACATCCCCAAGACTAACCCTACAAGGTTAGCAATTGAAAAAACCTTAAGTGTTGTAGGTAAACAACCACAGCAACAAGCTTCAAAACAGCCTACGGTTAGAGCAGAACTGGACACTGAAGCGATTGTTGATAAGGTAGCTAATAGAGTTATTGGCCATTTTGATCTAGTCTTAAATGGGAGTAAAAATGGGAAATAATAAAAATCATGCGCTCCGCAGATATGTTTTTTTGTTTAGTAATCAAAACAAATTTGATATCAACCCAATAACGACTGAAGAGGTTATTGACGCACATAACAAAATGAAAGCTGAATTTAAATTAGATCAAAAATAATAATTAGCTTGACATTTAAAAAGACTCTCTCCTAGACATGGGGGGGAGTCTTTTTGCTATGGGGGTCAAAAAAAATATGCCATGCAGTTGTTGTTATATATTGTATCTAGTAGACGTAAAATGAGCAGTTTTTAAAATATGGCCCCTTTGTTTAAAATCTAGGGTACCCATACTACTTTGTAAAAACTCCGATCATGAACTTACCATTCTCTAATCCTTTTCGAACAGCAAAGTCAGCTCCGTTTGTCTGACAATAAAAATCTACATATCTAAACCCAGCTTTGATTCCCATAATCTCAAACTCTTCTGGAGTATAGTGTTTAAAATGAAACTCATTAACCGGAGGTTTTAGATGAGGCCTGACATTTTCATTAGGAGACGATGCAATAAATATATCTGACTTTAATGCAGCCATGTCAAAAACCTTTTGCGAAAGACTGGGATCAATATGTTCGATAAACTCAAACGACACCACACCATCATAGGCGGGTCTTACCAATGAGTGTTTCAGAGTGGTTACGTCCTGAACAATATAGTTCACACGAGGTGCATCAAATTGAAAAGCTTCTCTGAAAATATCATAGGCATCTGTAGACTTGTCGATACAATCTACATTACATGATAGAATATTGTGGAGAATAACCGAGCCATATCCGATACCACAACCGATATCTAATATATGATCCGGATCAGTTAGTTCTTCTAATTTTTTACACGCAAAGTTGTATCGTTCTAAATGGTCGGTTCTTATATTGGTTGGGTCCATTATGCGTTCAGCCATATTTCTTAATCCATAGTTTATCTAAGAAATAATACCAACACCCATTGATACACGGTTCAATTATCGAAACCAGACCCGCTTCAAATAAAGAGGCACCAGTTAACCAGTAAACAATATTCATAGAAATTACAACGTGACCACATGTATAAACACATGTTCGACCAAGACTTGTACCTACGAATAAATTATATAATTTTTCTTTTATCATTTTTCTACTTTCATAATACATCCTTGTTTCCAAGAACGAGCTAAGGGTTTTACTTTACGGTTATATTTTGTGCACCATTCTACTAGAGCTTTCCATTCACCTTCTTCCCATTTAGGATAAGGTGATATGGGTGATGGTAGTAAATCGTCAAACCTAATTAAAGTTCCAGAAACAATTTGGTTATTTAGTAATTCTAAAACTGTTTGTGTTGATTTATATAAATCACAATCAATGTTAATAAATGATAAATGTTTTGTGTGGTCTTTTTGCCATGTGGGTATAGTATCCTCAAACCACCCCTCATGTAAAACTACATTCGGTAATACTTTAGGTAACTCTGGAACGGCAAAGTGTCCTTTTTCTACAACTTTGTGTCCCATAAACCATTGTTCAGGTAGTCCTTTAAAACTATCGAACCCGTGAAATGTAGTTTTCTTTTTTAAACTCGCAAAATAATTTAACGATTTACCTTCATATACTCCAAACTCTGTGTAATGACCATAAGGACTTTGAATATTATTCATACAAAACTGATATTCCATCAAACGATGGTCTAAAAGAATCATGGGTTGATATAAAAACTCCTCTGGTCTCATGAAGTGCATTGTAAACAAACACTTGCATAATGTCAATTCGTGGTTTATATTTGATTTACCAGTAAAATCAACCTAGTTTCTTACATTTTCTAGGTAAAAGAAAGCTCCTCGTCTCCGACGGCTTCTAGATTTCTGGTTTTTTGCAAAATAAGGGAGAGATCTTGTGGGTTTGACTCTCCCTTTTAAACATAAATCGTATGACCAAGAAAAAAGTACACATAATTTACGGAAAAATGAAAGAAGAAGACCTTATTAACTTGTATAAAGTTAAAAGAGAGGCGAGAATAAATGGAGGTGGTCAAGAATTAAACGAAATACAAGCAGAATTACAACGTCGTCAACTACGACGGCTTAAAAAAACTAACCCAGAGGAGTATGAAAAGCGCATGTTAGAAAAACCAGTAGAAAACAAAGTAAAAGTTCCAACATTTCGTGGACTTACAGCCATGCAAGAAAAATTTTGTATGGAGTTTGCGAGTCACGGTGATGAAGCTAAGGCATATGTAGCAGCAGGATACAATCCAGACAAGACTGAAGCAAGAACTCGAGTTAAAGCTAGAGTTATCATGAAGAATGAAAAGATTTTAGAAAGAATTAAAGAATATCAAGAAGAAGCTTTGACAAAAATAACTTGGACTAAAGAAAAAGTTTTAGAAAACTTAGCTAAAGTTCATAATGAAGCTATGCGAGACGGGGATTATACAAACGCAAACAAATCTATGGAACATATTGCTAAACATTTAGGAATGTTTGTAGATAAAGTAGAGCAAACTGTAAAAACCACAGGTTTTGAAACTGGTGACAAGCAGAAAGATGTGACTCGTTTAGCTAAGATTGCTGGTTTTAAAATAGTTTCTTCAAATGACTCCAAAAAGTAGTGACCTCATTAGCGACGAAGATATTGCTAAGTTAAGATATCTTGCATTCCAAAATGTCAGAGATAATTTTTCTGGTTTTATAGAAGCTTTTGCTCCTAAACTTGTAGCTGATTTTAAAATGGGTAGGCATATTGATGTTATCAGTAAAAAACTACAACAAGTTGAGAATGGTGATATAAAAAGATTAATGGTTTTTCTACCACCCCGTAGTTCTAAATCTTTGATTTGTTCAAAACTATTTCCAGCATGGTATTTAGGTCGTCATCCTAATCATGAAATTTTATCTGTGTCACATAGTGATCAACTCGCTTCTGATTTTGGTAGAAGTGTTAGAGATATTGTTAATGATTTAGATTATCAGTCTATATTTGAAGATGTAAAACTTAGGTCAGATGTAAGGGCTGCGGGTAAGTGGCAAACAAATAAAAACGGAGTGTATGTTGCCGCGGGGGTGCGTACACAAATCGCCGGTCGTGGTGCACATGTAGCATTACTTGATGATGTTATGTCTGAAGAAGATGCATTTAGTGAAGCTGGTCGTCGATACATAAAAGAATGGTATCCCGCAGGTTTAAGAACACGACTCATGCCTAATGGTTCGATTGTGATTATTAATACACGATATCACGAAGACGACATATGCGGTTGGTTATTATCTAGCCAAAGTGATGATGTTAATGATCAAGCGATGAACTGGGAAGTAATTAGTATTCCCGCATGGGTTGATGATGAAAGCAGTAAAATATTAAATTTACCTGTAGGAGAATCTTATTTTCCAGAATGGAAACCAAAAGAAATTTTAAAGAATGATGAAATGGAGATTCGTAGACATAACGGTTCACGATATTGGGAGTCTCTTTATATGCAAAACCCAGTTCCAAGTGAAGGGGGTATCTTAAAAAAATCATGGTTTAATATCTGGGAAGAAGAAGATCCACCAAGTTGTGATTTTATTATTCAAACTATGGATACCGCTTTTTCAACTCGAACAACAGCTGACTACAGTGTTATACAAACATGGGGTATCTTTGTTACGGAGGAGCCAGATAGTGAAGGAGTTGAACACACAATTGGTAATTTAATTTTATTAGGTAATGTACGGGGTCGGTTTGAATATCCTGAGCTTCGATCCAATGCACAAGATGCGTTTGATGAACATCAACCTGATATTGTTGTCATTGAAAAGAAAGCAAGTGGACAATCTTTAATACAAGATTTACGAAGAGCTGGGCTGCCTATATTGGAATATACACCAGATCGTGATAAAGTAGCTAGAGCATATGCTGCATCTCCACTCGTTGAAGCAGGTAGAGTTTGGTTACCAAATAAACTGTGGGCACAACTTTTATTTGATGAAGCTGTAAGTTTTCCAAATGCTGCTCATGATGATCAAGTTGATGCAATGGTAATGGCAATACACTATATGAAAGATTCTTGGCACTTGCAACATCCCCATGATCCGTATTATAGTGATAATGATAATACTTATAAAAAAAATAAGGCAACCTATTGGAAGGTATCTAATTAATTATGGCTATTGAAAAAAATCCCAACGACATATCCAAGCCAATTGATATAGCAAAAGATAAATTAAATAATCAATCTCAAGCTTTAGGCATCGATGTAAATATTAAAGAAGAACAAGAAGAAGATCTAGCAGTAAATGTAGACCCATTAACGGGTGAAGTTGAAATAGATTTAAATGAAGATAGTGGTAAAATGTTAGCTTCAATTAGTGAAGACTTTTACACTAACCTCGCAGAACTTTTAGAAGATGAACAACTTGAAGAAATATCTGCAACTGTTTTAGATAATTATCAATCTGACAAAGACTCAAGAGAAGAATGGGAACAAACATTTGAACGTGGTTTTGATTTACTAGGATTAAAACTCGAAGAAACTACAGAGCCATTTGATGGTGCATGTACAGCTACACACCCATTGATTATTGAGAATGCAGTTAAGTTTCAATCAAAAGCTTCTCAAGAATTATTCCCAAGTAAAGGCCCAGTTAAAACACAGATTGTTGGAGCCATATCTCCTGAAAAAGAAAAACAGGCACAACGTGTAAAAGATTTTATGAACTATCAACTCACCGAAGAAATGCCAGAATATTTTGATGAGTTTGAAAAAATGTTATTTCATCTACCGTTAATTGGAACAGCAGTTAAAAAAGTTTACTACGATGAAACAGTCGGTAGACCTATTTCTGAGTTTATTCCTATAGATCAGTTTCATGTTTCAAATTTAGTATCTGATCTTCGTAGAGCGGATCGATATACACACGTTATTTACAGAACAGAAAACGATCTAAGAAGAGACATGGATGCTGGTATGTATCGTGATTTAGATATTGGTGACCCAGAACAAACAGACAGAGGATCGATTACATCTAAAGCAGAACAGATCATGGGACTATCAGCTTATGATGAAAATCCTTATGACCCAAGTTATGTTTTACTAGAACAACATTTATATTTAGATTTACCAGAACCTTTTAACAGTCCATCAGGTGTAGCTTATCCCTATATAGTTACAATAGATAAAAGTTCTAAACAAGTATTAAGTATTCGTCGTAATTGGAATGACGGTGATCCACGGTTTGTAAAAAGAGAACACTTTGTTAGTTACAAGTTTGTACCCGGTTTTGGTTTTTATGGTTTAGGACTCATACATTTTCTAGGAAATTTGACTATGTCGGCTACGGCTGCAATGAGAGCACTAATAGATGCAGGTCAATTTTCTAATTTACCCGGTGGGTTTAAAGCAAGAGGTGTTAGAGTTGTTGGAGATAACAGTCCGATTATGCCCGGGGAGTTTCGAGATGTAGAGGCGACAGGTTTAGATCTGGGCAAATCCATAGTTCCTCTACCATATAAAGAGCCGTCTCAGACTCTGTATCAGATGTTGGGATTTGTTGCAGGAGCTGGACAGAAATTTGCCGACACGACAGATCAAGTAGTTTCTGACGCAACAAACTATGGTCCTGTTGGCACGACGTTAGCATTATTAGAAGCATCAGGTAAGTTTTTTTCAGCAATTCACAAAAGACTCCACAAGTCTCAAAAAGACGAGTTTAAAATATTAGCAAGGATAAACAATGAGTTTTTACCTACAACTTATCCTTATGACATCATAGGACAATCTGCTGAAATATTCAAGCAAGATTTTGATGGTCGGGTTGATGTTGTTCCAGTAAGCGACCCCAACATACCATCAAACTCACACAGACTTGCTCAAGCACAATTGATGTTACAATTAGCATCACAGTCTCCACCCGGGACATTTAATATTCAAGAGATTAATAAAGCTGTTTTAGCTGCGGCAAATGTTGATAATCCAGATAGATTTATTAATCCAACACAACAAGGAATTCAACAAGATCCGTTAGCTGATATTATGTCTGCAACTAAAGGACAACCAATTAAAGCTTTTCCGGGTCAAGATCATGATGCACACATCGCTGTTAAAACTGCTTACTTACAAGATCCATTAAATGGTGCTAACCCAATTATGAAAATGGTTGAGCCTATTTTATTAGCAAATGTTAGAGAGCATATGGTTTTACGATTCCAAGAACAAATGGGTGGACTCATGAAAGCTCAAGAAGGTCAAGTAGATCAGGGAGCAAGTTTAACAATGATTATGGCGGAATCAGCAAAACAAATACTTCAAGCTAATCAACTAGCCGCACAAGGTGGTTTAGATAGTATTGAACAACAAAATTTAAATATACAAAAACAAGCGATTGATAATAAGAAAGAACTTGAAAATAAAGAACTTGCATTAAAAGAAAAACAAATAAATATTGATGCAATGGTTGAGGCAGCAAAAATAGAAGAAAGTAAAAAAACTAAATCTGATGGATTAACAGCAAAAGTTGTTATGGATCTTCTTAAATTAGTTGATAAACAAAAATTACAAGAAGGTGGTGTTGTAACTCAGTCGGCGGATGATTTTAAAAAAGCAGCAGACCTTGCTGTTAAAAAACCTCTTAATACACCAGACCCAAAAAACTTTTTAGAAATGGCTTTCGCAGCTCAGGGTATAGATCCTCAAAGATCGTATAAAGAAAGAATGGCCCGAGAACAACAAGCTCAAATTGTTCCGGACCCTGTACCATTACCACCAGTTGAGACTGACGAAGAATTACAAAAAATATCTGAAATACAAGAAAAGGAGATAGACATGCCCATAACAGATGAAATGAAACAACTTACTTATCGACAAGAAATAGGTAAAAACAGCACAAAGATTCATCACCCAACACCAACAAGTGGTATAACTGTTGGTGCTGGTTATGATATGAAAGGCAGAACTTCAGAAGAAATTATTGAAGATTTAACAATGGCCGGTGTTGATGCAGATGTGGCAGGTCAAATTTCTAAAGCTGCGGGTTTATCAGGTGATGAGGCCAAACAGTTTATGAAAGACAATAAAGGTTTAGGTATAACTGAAGATCAACAACTTAAACTATTTGATACAGTTTTTGCAAACACAGTTATTAGGACACAAAACCAATTACGAAATATGGGATATAATCCAAAAGATATTCCTGAAAATAAATTAATACTTTTAGTTGATTATGTTTATAATACTGGTAGTTTATTTCCTAAATTTACAAAAGCTATTATTGACAATGATTATGAAACTGCTAAAAAAGAATATAAAAGATATTCGGGAGACAAAGAATTGACTAGAAGAAACAAAGCGACCCTATCATATATTAAAGAATTAGAAAAAGATACTCAAATTGGATAGTATAAAATCTCATGACGTTGTCATGCCGGACCCTGCTGTTTGTTTTGAAAAAGGTGTGTATGAACCTAATCAAAATGATTATCCAGAAATATACGATAACCTGTTAACAGCTATAAATACATTTGATAAAGATTTATTTATTAATAATATTCAATCTTTATATTCTAATTTTAAACCATGTAAAACGATAGAAAAACAATTTGTATCCGCTGTTAATGGTTTTGTTTTAAAACAGCAAACAAAAGATATTAACTATAAAGGTCCTAAAGGTTTTCAAGAGTTAGGATACTTTGCTACTAAAATCGATACGGCAGATATACAAAAATGTTTAGAAAAAGAAATAAATAATTTAAGAATAATTGAACCTAAAAGAAATACTAGAGTTCAAGACAGAATTATAAACCTACCACGACACCATAATATCTATGAAAAACTTTTAAGTCTTTACACTAAGTTAAATCTTTTAGAAAAACCTTACGTTATAACAGATATTAATTTACACATAAGTGATAATAACGATACATTTAATGAATACTTTCAAAACGATCAAAAAGATAAACCTAAAAATAAATTATATACATTACACATTGATCCTAAATATAGTTATATTAAAACAATTATTTATTTAAATGAAGTGACTCGTTCAAACGGACCTTTTGCATATATTCCAAATAGTCATCGATGGAAATTTAATGATGTTGAAATGTTGTTTTGTAAAAGCAACCAACTTGTTAACACTTTATCTAATCAAAATGAACGTATGATTAATGCCTCTTTACCTTTATGGGCAAGAAAGAATTCATATTTTTCTAGACAATACAAAGATGGTGAAGTAATGTCTGAGCATGTATATAATAAACTAAAACATTTTACATCAGATGAGTGTAACTTTATTTTATTTGAACCAAACTTTGGATGGCATAGAGGAACACATGTAGATGAAGGTGAGCGAGTTGCTTTACAAGTTATTATGAAACCATGTTAGAATTATTATCCAAAGAAGTATTACAACGACGAGTGTTTAATCCCTATTATTATGAATTACATGTTAAAGAATTTATGTTGGGTCAAACAAAAGATCACTTAGATTCGGAAGGAACAGTTTTAGATGTAGGCGCAGCAGTCGGTCAATATAGTAAATTTTTTGCACAACACTCTGGCCATGTATATGCATATGAAGCTGTGCCACCAGTATTCAAACAACTTTGTAAAATTAAAAAAGATCATTTAAATTTTAGTCCCATGAATTTAGCAATATCTAACATAGTGGGGACAGAAGAATTTTATGTTGACAGTTCTAGATTATCTAATTCATCATTTCAAAATTTAGTCAATGGTTTTCCTATTCATGTTAAAACAACGACAATTGACACTGAACATGCTGACACTAAAAATATTTGTTTTATAAAAATAGATACAGAGGGAACGGAACTTGATGTTTTAAATGGTGCACAAAAAACTATAGAAAAACATAATCCACATCTCATGATTGAGATATATCCTAAATTTAATAAATATCCGATTGACACTTCTTTTAAATTCTGTTTTGACAGAGGATATAGCTGTTACTATAATCATAGAGGACAAGGATTAAAACCAATTAATAATTTAGAACACGGAGTAAAAGTGGCTATGACCATGCCTGATATAACTGATGGAGACTTTTTATTTTTAAATGGCAATAGAACTTAAAAATAGTGTATTTATACATGTCCCTAAAACTGGGGGACGTTGGATTAAACAAATGTTGTTAACATATGTCAAACAATCTAGACCTGTGGGTGATGCAGTGTATGATTCTCACAACACTCCGGAGGTTAGAGTTAAAAAACCTTTTGCATTTTTAAGGCATCCAATGACTTTTGTGCATAGTTTATTTCATCATCGTGCTCGAAAAAAAGCAAATACTAGAGGGCATCAATGGAATTGGCAAGAAAATTTAAGATTAGAAAAAGAATGTAAAGCTGAAGACTATGAAAAATTTTTAGATAATGTCGTTAGTAATCCAAATGTTGTTAGAGATTATTATGATCACTATACATTAAATCATTATAAAAAAATAGATTTTGGATACATGGAAAGATTATGTGAAGACTTAGTTATGTTGATGGATGGTTACGGCGAACACTTTGATGAACCTGCAATCAGAATGCATAAAAATTTAATTGTAGGTGGACGTAGTGCAAGTGGTCCTTTAAAAGTCCAAGAAGCTATGGTTGATAAAAAATATTTAGATGCTATGTTAAAATCAGAAAAAGAATTATTTGAAAGACATCCTATATGGACTCGGTAATTGACTATCTACGTGAAAAATTAAACGAACGTAAATCACATTTAGGAGAGTCTATAGTAAATGGATCATCGGCTGATTATTCAGAATATAGATATCAAGTAGGTATCATTGAAGGATTAACGGTCGCTTTAGAAGAACTTAAATTAACTGAAGAAAGATTATACAATGACAAAGAAGAAGGAGATACATAATGGTTAAAGCAGCAGGAGTTGCGACGGTAGCGGCCGGTAATGATGAATGGATTACTCACAAAGAAACACCAGACCCAGAAGTTTTACCGTATCTTCCCGGTTATCATGTTTTGATACGACCAGTAGCTATTCGTGAAAAAACTAAAGGAGGTATTTTATTACCAAATAAATTTAAGGACGATGCTCAATATTTAACAACTGTCGGTAGAGTTTTAAAAGTCGGTGAACTTGCATATGCTGATAGGGATAAATTTAAGGGAGGGTCGTGGTGTAAACCCGGTGACTATGTTGTTTACGGTAAATATCAAGGAGATAAGTTTTTCTATAAAGGCATTAGAATGTTACTTGTCTACGATGATCAAATACTAATGGTGGTTCCAGATCCAGCAGATTTAGATTCACAGTTGGATATACAAAAGACATGATATATAATCTGATTATTAACGTAATCGTAACTCGTAACTACGGAGAATAAATGAACGAAGAAAATAAAAAACAAGACGACGGATACGAAGAAATAGATATTTCAAAATCTCAAACTAAACAAGAAGAACTTTCTTATGAGATTGAAGAAGAAACTACCGAAGCTAAACAACCTGAAGAAGTTTCTAAAAAAGAAGAACCACAAAGTGAAAACAGTAATCCTGAAGAACTTGATGGTATTAACACAGTAGGTGCCGAAAAAAGAATTAGGCAACTAATTAAACAACGTAAAGAGAGAGAAGAACAACTCGAAGCGCAACAACAACAAATTGCTGATCTTCAATCACAACTTCAAAACTCAACAAAGAAAGTACAAGAAACAGAAGCTGCAAGTTTAATTAATTTTGAAAACCAACAAAAAGAAAGACTAAAGTTAGCGGAACAAAGTTATAAAGATGCTTATGATGCTGGTGATAAAGAAAGTTTATTAAAAGCACAAAAAGCAATTGCTGAAGCAACAACTGAGTTAAGAATGGTTGAAGCAAAAAGATTTTATATAGAGGATCAAGCAAAGAAAACGCAACCTCCAGAGGAGTCTACAAAAGCAGAAACAGAAACTAAGGAAACTCAAGAAAAGACTCAAAAGCCTCAAAAGCTTCACAAGTTTGCTCAAAACTGGATATCGGAAAACAGTGAATGGTACAACAAAGATGTTATTTTAACTCAAGTGGCTCATGCGATTAATGGAGAAATTTTAAGACAGGGCTTTGATCCAGAAACAGAAGAGTTTTATACTGAGATAAGTAAAAGGCTAAAAAAAGAAATGCCTCACAAGTTTGGTCAGCAGGAAGAACCAATAAATAAACCTGCTCAAGTGGTTGCTGGAAAGTCACGTACTTCAGCAGCATCTAAAGGTAAGATAAGATTATCCCAAGAAGATATCCGTCTTGCTAAAAAGATGAATGTGCCACTTGATGTGTATGCTAAAGAGAAAGCTAAGGTCGAGAAGGCTGGTGATGATTACACAGTTGTAAACGCATAATAACGTGGATTTAGAAAGGTAATATTTGATATGACTACACCAAAAACAAATGACGTAAAAACAGCGACTCGTACAACGCAAACAACTTCTCGTAAACAACGTAGTTCTTATGAGAAGAAAAATTGGTTAAAGATACCTCAAGAGGTTTTAAACCGATACGACCAAAGAGGGTTAACTCTAAGGTGGATTCGTGTTTCCTTAAAAGGTTCTTATGATGATCAAAACGTACAAGAGAAACAGTTTGAAGGATGGGATTTTGTTCGTCCGGAAGATGTTCCAGAAATGAGTGAAGGTTTTCAAAACCAAGCTGTCGGTAGTCTCGGTAAACTTGTTATCCGTGGAGATGTGGCTTTAGCAACAAATTCTATTGAAAACAATGAGGGATATAGGCAACATGTAAATGAGTTTACACAAGCCCAAACCGATGCTATTAACAGGCAACTCATGAGTAAAAACGATCCTCGTATGCCAATTTCAAATAACAGTCGATCAAAAGTTACCACAGGAAGACCAACACACTTTGATAAGTAAAGAGTGTCGGTTAAACTTTAATGTAAACACTAACTTTTGAAGGAGGTTAAGATGGCAACATCTAAAAATCTGAATGGATTCCAGCCTTCTAGAATGCGTGGTGGTGCATACAATACGAGTGGTATGAATGAATATGATATTGCAAACAGCAATAACGTAGACATTTTCCAAGGTGATCTAGTAAAGATTGTTGACGGTGCTATTCAAAAAGTATCTGCTACTGGCAATATAGTTTCTGGAGTCTTCATGGGTGTGAACTGGGTAGATCCTGTTACTAAGCAACCAACATTTAGTAATTATTATCCAGCAAACACATCGTCATCAGTAGGCAAACCAAAGGCTTTAGTCCTCGATGATCCAAACGCAACTTTTACAGTTCAAGCTACAAGCACTGTAACAGATGCACAAATCGGCTTAAACTTTGATGTAACATTAGGCTCAGGTTCAACCATTACAGGTATATCTGGTTTTGGTATGAAAGGTGGCGCAGGTGCGGCAACGGCCAAAGCCCTTAGATTACTAAGAAGATCAACCTTACCGGGTGAAACTGCAACCGATGCGTTTCCAAAGTTTGAAGTCAAAATTAACACTCATAGAGATCACTACGGTATCGGTTCAGTGGTTTCTATTGCAGACATATAGGAGGGATATATTATGGCTATAAATAGAGGTAATATCGCAAAACAACTCCTTCCGGGACTAAATGCAATCTTTGGATTGGAGTATGGCTCAATCGAGGACGAACACGTTCCTTTGTTTGAGGTTGAAAACTCAGATAGAGCTTTTGAAGAAGAAGTTCTATTTACTGGATTCGGTGAGGCACCAACTAAATCAGAAGGTGCAGCTGTTCAGTTTGACTCCGCAACAGAGTCATTCACCAGTCGTTATTCACATGAAACTGTAGCTCTTGCTTTTGCAGTAACTGAAGAAGCAATGGAAGATAACTTGTACGATACTTTTGCTAAAATACGTGCAAGAGGTCTTGCTAGAGCTATGGCTACAACAAAGCAAACTAAAGCTGCAAATGTGTTTAACAATGGTTTTAACACATCGTTTCCGGGGGGAGATGGGCAACCATTTTTCTCAAATTCTCACCCAGTAGTTGGTGGCACTCAAGACAATCTACTTGCTGCCTCAGATCTTTCTGAGACAACTGTAGAAACAGCTTTGATTGCTATTCAACAAACTAAGGATGATAGAAATATCTTAATAGGTACTCGTGCAGAATCTTTGCACATTCCACCTGCCTTACAGTTTACCGCTGAGAAAATACTAGCAAGTACATTATCTACAACTCCTGTTCATTTCGGTTTTGCTGCAAATGGAACTGGACCAACTAACAAAGATGGTGTGACTAACGTCAATGACGTGAATGCTCTACGTTCTATGGGTATGCTGCCAAGGGGTTATTTTATTAACCATAGATTTACGGATGCAAATGCGTATTTCTTTAAAACAGATGTACCTAACGGAGCTAAAATGTTCGTAAGAGCACCATTAGCTACGAAGATGGAACCAGATTTTGATACTGGTAACTTGAGATTTAAAGCTAGAGAAAGATATAGCTTTGGTTTCAGTGACTGGAGATCTTATTACGGTTCTTCTGGAGCATAATCTAACCAATGAAAGGGGTCTTAATCGGCCCCTTTTATTTATAAGGAATTAATTATGGCAACAAATATAAAAGCAATATTCGCAACATCTACTTCTACGATAGATTCTGTTCCCGGTAGACTTAGAGGATATAGCATAGTAAATGGTATGGCCTCAGCAACTGATATTGTGTTACGAGATGGTGGTGCTACAGGATCAATTATTATGCAACAACGAGTGATAGCGGGAGGATCATCGGATCAGTATATTGAAGATGCGGGTATTAGATATGAGACAAATTTACACGTAACTATGAATGCAGGAGTTAGTGTAGCTGGTACGTTTTTTGTGGGATAACGCATGGCCGTTCGTAAGAAAAAGAAAGGCATGGGTATAAAAACCAGTGTTAAATCTGGTAACTTTAGACCAACTAAACAAGGCGCAGGTATGACGGCTAAAGGTGTAGCCGCTTATCGTCGTGCTAATCCCGGATCAAAACTAAAAACTGCTGTTACGGGTAAAGTCTCAAAAGGAAGTAAAGCTGCTAAAAGAAGAAAATCATTTTGTGCACGATCTGCGGGTCAAGCTAAAATGCATAATATTAATTGTCGAAAGACACCTAATAAAAGAATCTGTCAAGCAAGGAGGAGATGGAAATGTTAGATATAAATAGTGTATGGCAAACAATTAAAGAAAAAGTTACATGTGAAAATTGTAAAAAACATTGGTATGTTATCGCAATTCTAGGATTAATATTTTTTTGCATAGTTTTTTAAAATGTCAAACGAAGACTTAACAGAAATTAAGTTAGAGTTAACTCGACATATTGAAAGAGAACAACAACTTCGTGAAGATGTGTCAGAATTAAAAACTGATATGACATGTGTTAAACGATCAATTTTTCAAGTTAAATGGTTAGTTATAGGTGCAGTTTGTGCAACTCTTGCAATGCAATCTGGAATATCTACTGTCGTAGCTAGAATACTTATAGGTATTTAATATGGCAATAAGTCGTGCTAATATAAGACAACAAATAACGAAAGGTCCACAAAAAAAGAAGTGGACTCGTAAGTATAAGAAGTCTATTAATTGTAAAAACCCAAAAGGTTTTTCACAACGAGCACACTGTGCGGGAAGAAAGAAAAAATGAGAGAAGATATTATACGTGCATTAATAAAAGAATATGAAGCAAACATAGAAAAAGCTAATGTAACGATAAATATTTATTTAAATAATCCAGTTGGTATTGGGGAGCATCCTAATATTGTGGAAGAAATAAATAAACAAGTAGATATTGTATCTACTAATGAACACAAAATAGATATTATAAGGAGTTTTAAATGACTAAACTATGTCCTAGAGGTAAAGCTGCTGCTAAACGTAAGTTCGCAGTATACCCAAGTGCCTATGCAAATGCATATGCATCAAAGATATGTGCGGGTAAAATAAAAGACCCTAGTGGTAAAAAGAGAAAAGACTTTAGAGGACCGAAACCAACTAAAGCTAGTGGTGGTTCCATTAAACTTAAAGGTGGTGGAAAGGTTGCTCGTGGTTGTGGTATAGTAAAAAGAAAGAAGAAAACTAAATACCCCAAAATGAAAAATGCCTGATAAAAATTACTACACACAAAGACAATGGGACCGAGTTGTTGGGTATGGTAAAGTGCCAGATAAATATAAACTAAAGGAAAAAAGTAATGGCTAAGAAAGGTTTAAAAACATGGTTCAAAGAAAACTGGGTAGATCTATCTACAGGTAAAAAGTGTGGTCGAAAATCAGCTAAGTCTTCAAAAAGAAAATATCCAGTCTGTCGTCCAAAGGCAGTAGCTGATAGAATGACAGCAGGACAGAAAGCTGCGGCTATTAGAAGAAAAAGAGCTAAGACTAATGTGGGACCAAAACCAACATCGATTAGATACCCAATTAGCGCAAGTGGAAGAAAACAAAAGATAAGGCGAAAGAAAAAATGATTGATCCATTATCAGCTTTTGCCGCTTTGAAGACTGCCAGTACTGCCATATCTACCGCAGTTAAAGCAGGTAAAGATTTAAAAAATTTAGTAGGCCCTATAACTAAACTAGCAAAAGCAGAAGCAGATTTATCTTTTGCAGCAGAAAAAAAGGGAGGGCTATTTGGAAAACTAACAGGAGCAGAGCAAACTGCTATTGATGCTCATTTTAGAAAAGAAGAAGCCAAACGACTGCGTGATGAGTTAAGATCATTATTTATGTTGTATGGTTCTGCTGGACAGTGGGAAAGACTACAAGCTGAGATTGCAAACGAAAGAGCACGTCGTAGAGAACTTTTGAAACAACAAGAACAAGAACGATACGAAAGGCAAATTTTCTTTGTAATTATCACTGGTGTAATTATAACTAGTGGTATAATAATAATGTTATTAAAACTAAAAGGAGTAATATAAATGGTAAACTATTCTAAAATTGCTGGGATGGCTCAAAAAAAGCCTAAACCAAAAAAAGTATCTTCGGGTAGAAACGTCTCGAAGAGTAAACAACAAATGGGTATGGGGAAAGGTAAGAGGGGTCTTGGTATGGTTAATGTCATGACTGGACAACAAGCTAATCAACCACCAAAGAAAAAAGTTAAAAGAGTTATTGATACACAGAAAAGATCAAAATCTCCAGTAGCTGCAAAACCTAAACCTAAACTACAAAGAGCTTCTCGTAATATTACAGGAGATAGAGCTATACAGAGAAAAAGAAAAAACCTAGCTGGTGGTGGTAAAACTTCTAAATACCGTATGGCTGGAGGAGGTAAAACTTCTAAATACCGTATGGCCGGTGGTGGTAAAATGCCTATGGTCATGAAAGATGGAAAAAAGATTCCAGCTTTTGCCGCAGATGGTAAAGGTAAAATGAAAAAAGGTGGTAAAGCCAAACTTATGGGTGGTGGTAAAACCTCTAAATATAGAATGAAAGGCGGAGGTAAAACGTCTAAGTATATGGCAAAGGGTGGTAAAACATCGAAGTACATGCGACGAGGTGGTAAGGTTAAATAGTGAGTTATACAATTTCTAACATCCCACACTTTAAGTGTTGGGTGAGGAAAGAGTTCACACATAACCATGAAAAATACCAAGGTGAGTTTTTACATGCTTTGGCTTTTGCAGTGTGCACTATCCCAGACCGTTGTTTAAGTTTTCAAGTTGTGTTTACAGGATGTGGCGAAGACCATCCTAATCCGCATGGAGGAGCCATGTGGGCACGTATGCCTATAACTGCACTCGTCGGTGATACTCCTTACGATGAATGGCCTCCAAACATACAAACACATCTTGCTCAACCTTGGGATTGTTCTAGTCGTAATCATGCAATTATTAGAATGGATAGAATTAGTTCTAGTCCGTGGTTGTGTAAGATAGCAGGTGAGTTCTATAATGGTAAGTATATGTTTACGATTGATTATACAGATAGTTATATATCAGATGATCCGGCACAACATAAACAATCGCATGTGTTGGAATTAACATCAGGTCCGTATAAAGGTTGTATAGTGGCACTACCAAACAATCGTGTACGTGTAACTAATCCTGCGCTATGGGCAGTTGGAGAAGGACCACCAGACTTTGTACCGTCACAGTGGGAACACTCCGCAGAACAACACGATAGTTATATGGACTGGGAAACAACATTTGATAACCTATATGAATGGGGAAAGAAAAAGAAATGATGCAACCACAGAAAATACGTAAAATTATAAGTGCTCTTAAAAAAGCATCTAAGACTCATGCTTCTCAAGCCAAAGAACTTGAAAACTTATTAAAACAAAAGGGAAAGAAATAATATGGCAAATCCTTTAATAGCAGGTGCTCTTGTAAAATTAAGTGCAAATCAAATTAAAAGAGCTTTAAAAAATTTAGGTAATTATAAAAATATTACAGACGATGTTAAAGGGGCTAGAAAAAAAGGTATTGACGGTTATGAGGAGCTTGAAGACAAGGCAGGTCGTAAAAAAATAAAAGTGCATTCTACGACGTATGACGGTAAAAAGGTTGGATATGAAACTAAAACATTCAAAGAGGGTACAACAAATTTAAAAAAAATTAGAAATTATTTAGGTTATAATAAAGGTGGTGTAGTTAACCCATCATTCTCAAATAAATTTAAAGGATAAATAATATGGGAACTTCAGGAACAACAACATTTAACTTAGACGTGGCTGATGTTATAGAAGAGGCTATGTCTATGCTTGGTGGTGAGCAGACTTTAGGATTTGAACCTGTAGCAGCTCGACGAACACTTAATCTTTTACTTATAGACTGGATGAATCGTGGTATTCTTTTATGGAAACAAGAGATAGCCACATTAGATATTACTAATGGTACAGCAAAATATACACTACCAAGTTCATTAATAGATATTACAGAACTTGTTCACCGCACAATAGACGGTTCAACATCTACAGATTTAGCTTTAACTAGGATTACAATGGAAGCTTATCAAAGAATTACTAATAAAACACAGACAGGTCGGCCAACACAGTTTGCAATCAATAGATTAAGAGATGCAGCACAATTATATTTATGGCCTACACCAGATACAACAACATCAAGTGGAACACCAATACTTTCGTACTTTAGTTTTAATAGAGTTGAAGATGTTAATAGATCCGTTGAAGATGTTGATATACCTTTTAGATTTTTACCATGTTTGTCTACAGGCCTTGCTTATAAAATGGCAATTAAAAGACCGGGGATAACAGCAGAAAGAACAAGCATGTTAAAACAAATGTACGAAGAAGAACTAACTTCGGCTATGTATGCCGATAAAGAAAGGGCTAGTCTTTTGATTAAGCCATCGTTTAGGTTATAATGGCAAAAGGTAAGTATGCATACTTTATCTGTGACCGATCAGGATTTAGGTTTAAATATTCTGAGAGAGTCAAAGAGCCTACGGGGTTAGTTGTTGGAGCTTCGGAAACGGATGGTCGATATAATATAATTGATCACCCGCAAAACAAAACTCCAAGAGTTGACGACAACGAAAACTTGAGGGATGCACGTCCAGACACTGTCTTAGCTACCACAGGCGATGCTGGTTGGAGTCCTGATGATTCAACATTTACAAAGAGAGGTAACTAAAAATGGCCATTACACAAGCTGTGTGCAACTCTTTTAAAAGAGATGTTTTACAAGAAGGGCATCAGATTAAAACTGATACCTTAAAGATCGCTCTATTCACCAGTGCAGCATCATTATCTGCGGGTACATCTGTATTCTCATCATCAAATGAAGTTGCTTCAAGTGGAGGGTATGCAAGTGGAGGAGGCACTTTAACCGGTGTAACTATTTCACTTGGTGCTACATCTGCTGCTGGAGGAACTGCAATTATAGACTTTGCAGATATATCTTTTACAAGTACAACATTTTCTGCTAGAGGAGCATTAATATATAATTCATCTAATAGTAATAAAGCTATTGCTGTTTTAGACTTTGGGTCTGATAAAGTATCAACAAACGGTACATTTACAGTATCATTCCCAGCCGCTGCTGCATCGACTGCTATTATTACACTTTCATAGTTCGAGGTAATCGTCTATGTCTGTGGTCACAAGTGGATACAGTAGAAATACATGGAACTCTGGAGCATGGAACAGAAGTGTTGTTGATCGTTCTGTTTCTGTAACAGGAGTTTCGTTATCAACAGCTATTCGCTCTGCTGAGGTAACTATACCCGGAACAGCATTCCCAAGTAATGCGGGTATGTCTTTTTCACTTAGAAATACAGCAACTGCGGCAAATGCTTCAGTGTCTGCTACTCGTGTAAGTTCGGCATTTAGTTTACGTTCGGCAACAGTTGAAGTTATTAAAACTCACAATGTTACAGGGGTGACATCAACTTTTGTTTTACGAAGTGCTTCTTTAAATATTAGCGCAAGAGTTCCTACAACAACGAACAATATAAGCTTTACTCCTAGAACTCCACAAACATTTGCAGGTCCGTTTGTTGGTGTTAGTGGAATGCCTATTTCTTTTACAACAGGTAATGAATCAGCACAAGCAGGTGCAGGTGTAAATTTTTATACTGCTAGAACATTTAAAGTAACAGTTGTTAATGTAGGTGGTAGTAATAAATACTTTATTGATGGTAGGCAACAAGATGGTTTAAATTTAATGAAGGACAGAAACTTATATTTCTTTGATCAAAGTGACAGTTCAAACAGTGGGCATCCTTTAAGATTTTATTTAGATGCAGCTAGAAGCACACTTTTTTCAACTAATGTTTTCACAACTGGAACACCGGGAAATGCTGGAGCTTACACATCAATTTTTGTTACCAATGATGGTCCAACTACGTTATACTATCAATGTAGCATCCACGCAGGTATGGGAGGTAAGGCAAACTTTCAACCAGTAATTAGAACACGAGTTATATCACCAAACATAAACGGTGATGGTAACTTGGTATTAACAGGAGTTAGTGCTAGATTTAAAACAAGAGTAAGAGGTATTTGGACACCGAAAGTTTTTGGTGGTACATCTGAAATTTGGAAAGCGAAAAAGATATGAGCATTACATTTAATCAATTAGTTAACAGAATTAAGAGCACCACAGAAGATACAAGCGAAGAATTTGTAGGAGATATTCCAGCATTTATTGAAAGAGCAGAGGCTCGATTAACAAGAGAGATAGACTCGTATGGTATTGTTCAGTATGCAACATCAAATTTAACTATAGGAGATCCGTTCATAACAAAACCTAATGACACATTAATTATTAAAAATTTAAATATACTTCGTGATGATGGTACACGAATAAATCTTTTACAAAAAACAGATGAATATTTAAATGATTATTGGCCACAAAGAACAAGCACTGGTGTACCAAGATATTATGCTAACTTTGGCTTCGATAAATTACTTATCGCACCTACACCAGTTTCAGCTTATGATTGTGAAATGTCATACATAGTTCAACCCACAGCGGCAACTTCAATACACCAAGAGAATTTCTTTACAGAATATTGTTCTAATGCACTGTTTTATGCTAGTATGAAGGAAGCTTGTATGTTTATGAAAAATTATACGGCCGCACAGGTATGGGAACAAGAATATCAACGAGCCTTTACTGACTTATTAAATGAAGCCAGACGAACAAGACAAGATGATATGCGTAACAATGCCTCACCTGCTGGAGGCGATAATACATTAGTAAAAGGAAGTAATTAATTATGCCTAGTAGTTATACAACAAGATTAAGATTAGAAAAACAAGCTGACGGCGAAAATGCAAACACATGGGGTGATCGTCTTAACCAACAAGTTATTGATATGGTTGATGATGCCGTTGGTGGTGTAGTCGTTGTTAGTACAACTGGAGCGACAACAACTCTAACAACTAGTAATGGTGCCGTTGATCAGGCACGTAATGCTGTGTTAAGAATAGAAGGAACACTTGGGTCAGCTGCAACTATTGAAATACCAAGTGTTGAAAAATTATATGTTGTTGACAACCAAACAACGGGTGGTTCACACACAGTTAAAATTAAAACAGCCGCAACAACAACAAATGTTATTGCTCCTCGTGGTGGTTCAAAGTTTATTTATTGTGATGGTGTAAATGTTCACAACTCCGTTGACCCAGTAGGTGTTAGTGCATTATCTACAGAAGGTGGTGCTGTCGGACCTATTACAGTTGGTGGCA